GTAAAGATGTGGGAGAAGGTTCTATAGAAAAGGGATCTCTTCCAACACTAGGAGTAGATGGTAAAGATGTGGGAGAAGGTTCTATAGAAAAGGGATCTCTTCCAACACTAGGAAAGGAAGGGCTAGTAAACCCCCTTGGTGTAACAGGAGATATTGATGGTGCAATATATTCGTCTAGTTTAGAAAGAGGTGGTTGTCTTGTCGGGTTGTTCGTATACTGTAACCATCTATATGATGGATTATCCTCACTTTGGTTCCAATTCATAAATGATTCTGGCATTTCACTCAAATCTGTTTCTTTAATCTCTGATGAATTTAAACTTTCTTCTAAGAAACTAAGACGTTCTTGGGGAAGCATTTTATTCCAAGCGGGTAGTCTACTTTCTTCATGTTGTCTTTTCTTTTCTTTCAGTTCAGGGGTCATAAAGTATCTAAAAAAAGTATTTAGTCCACCTGGACCTTTATATTGACCACCAGAAGGAGTTACACCCCCTCCCTGTCTTCTTAACAATTCAGATTGATTAGGTGTAAGATAACCTAATTGATGTTGCTGACCACGAAAAACTGGACGAGCAGGTATAGATGTTAAACCACCCTGTTGTAAATAATTATAATTCATCTATTATGCCCCGCCTAAATCATACCATGCTGCGGTTGTTGCAATACTAACATAACCTCTAAACTTTCCTGCACTTGCTGAATATGCAATGTCCCCTGCCTTTGGTCTTCCAATATCAGTTGTTGTTACCACTGAAAAAATATTTGTTGAAGGAGTTGCTTCAGTTTCTATATCTCTAAAATCCAGTTCATTAATAAGAGCAGCACCCCACTGCTGAACTAAATTATATAACTCCCTTCTTTTTTCTTCATCATTGCCAGAAGATCTTGAAAAGAAAATTGAAGGCAATTCAGGATAACGAGCCATCTACCTTCTTCCATCTGGCTGTAGTGCTAATCTTACTGAACCATACCTCCATGAAGTTCCTTGAGAACCACATGAAACTCTAATCTTTGCCTGTCTTCCTCTTAATCTAAAATCAACCTTTTGTGTAGTATCTGAAATAGTAAATGGTCCTTTTGTAATTGCACTATTAACAGGAAAGGACTGCCCTGTAACTTCCATTGATAGTGTAGGAAAATCTCCCTTTAATTCAAAATCAGGAATAATTCTATCCATAAACATTAATGCATCGCCATCTTCAATATCAAAATCAGCAGACTCAATAAATGAACTTAGTGCTAAACCATCTCCTGTAAAAATACCGTCAGGTTCATTATCAAAGATAAATGAATCTGTTGCTGAAACACCAGTAGTTATTACATTATCAAATGCTACCTTATCATACCATGTTGTCCATGTAGCAGATCCGTAAGTCCAATAATTTTCATCTGGACTCCAAACTACATAACTATCACATTCAGCATTATCTCCTTCACTTGAAGGATAGAGCCAGATAACTTCCTTAAATTCAGAATTTACACCTGCATATACTTTATCTAATTGAGATGTATTTAATCTATCAAAAATATATCGTCTTACTGTACAATCTAAGTTTCTTACCTGCCCGTCAAACATATAAAAATTATCTTTTCCCATCCATACTGATCGACCATCATAATCTATACCTGCATGAGGGGAAACTAATCCACAATTAGTACCCATTTGTTGAAATTTAAATGTAAAAGGTGGACCAACAAATTGCATTAACCATAAAGCATTGTCTGTCCATATATTAATAGCATTACGAGATCTTACTGCCCCTAAAATTTCAGTTCCGTCTGTTAATAGATTTTCTCCTGAAGTTGTAGTTACAGCAGGAGTAAAATTGTTATAATCGTTCTGGTCTGACCATCGTACCAACATTGGTTGATAATTACCAGTTCCAAATTCAGTAGTTCCTAGAGCAATTAGATGTCTGTCATTTGGAGAAACAACAATATAATTAGAAACAGAAGGAGAAGCAGTAACTAATGCTGCTCTTGATCCTGTTCCTTCTGAAGTATCCCAATAATAAATCCTTCCTTCTCTTCTACATGCAACAATATCTTCTCCCCAATTGTCTATACTCCATTGTGTATTTCTAAAAATAATATTTGATTCTGTAGCAGCTTCATTCCAAGCCCTTTCTCCAGTGGTACTTGCTCCTGCATTATATACACCTGCTCCATATCCCAATCCTTGAATAGCTACAGATGTACCAGTATGAAGAAGAAATTTAGAAGTAGCAGTTCCTACTTTATTTTGTGTTGTATCTGCCGTTGTAGACGCATCAAAAGAATATTGATTAGCCCCTAAGACAGAGACTTGAAATGTTTTACCTGTTAGATAAATACCAGGTGATCCTCCAATTGTTGTAGCTGAAGTAAAAGTAACATAATCTCCTGTTACTGCTCCATGAGAGGAAGCTGATACTGATACTCTAACTGCTCCATCAACTGTATAAAATCCATTATTAGTTCCGTCTATTGTAACAATTGCAAGAGTATTATCTCCTACACTTGTTTTTCCTCTTATTGGGGTAATATCAGAAAATGTTCCTGCATCAAACTCATAAAACTTATCTTCAGTTCCCCACGCTGCTCTTTTAAATGTATTATTATCTGCCCAAGTATTTAAATCTCTAGCAGTACCGTCAAAAGCAGTCGTATTCTTTTTTGCATAACCTCTTAAATTTTCAGGTTTACCTTGTCTAAATCTTACTCTGTCAGCATCATACCACGAGCCTTCTTCAGCATACTCAGTTGACTCTCTGTGTATACCGGCTTTAAAATTAAGTTTAATAAGTTTTGAATCTGAAGACGCCATTAACCTTCCTTACCTCTAGTATCATACCAACCAGTAGTCTGGAAAGCATTTTGAGTATTGCCATCTGCTGAACCACCTGCTGCTTGAGTCCGTACTCCAATATGTCCTGCAAGATTTGTTTTACAAACACCCTCCCAAACAAAATCTCTTAGTCGATCATTACTTGAACTTTCTATAAATCCGGCCCCAATCTGACCGAGAGTACCCATAGCGGCAGATGTAGGCGCAGTATTAGAGATATCTGCGACCACAGAAACATCAGTCATCGATAGTGGACGATAGGTATATTGAGCATGGGTAAAGTATCCAAATTGAAGATGACTAAAGATAGCTTCTGTGGATACACAAACAGGGGTTTGTAAAGCAATTGTAGTTCTGGCTGTAGCACCAATAGTTACAGAAGTATAAGACAGGATGGGATTTTCATATAAAAATTTATCACCACTTTGTTTGAATGCTCTTATATTACTACTACCATCAGTATATACTGAACCAATCCTACGATATTGTTCAATAGTAGTTTCATCTGCAATTAGGTTAGCAGCTACAGGTGAAGTATCAAAGCCAATATCTGTTGTAGCTCCTCCTGCGGTAGTTACCTTAACTGCATGTACATGATACCAAGTATTAGCTGATAAAGTTAAAGAACTTGCTAGACCACCTGCATCTGTACCCGCAGTCCAATCGGCATCAATTTGTTTAACCATAGCTGAAGTTAGTTCAAGATCAGTAGCATTTGTAGAGTTCTTTGTTACTCCTGCTTTAATACTTATATCATGATCTGCATCTGAAGCATTTGATAGAATCATTCCTGTTAAATAATTACTAGGAACTTGTGTTGGTAAACTTGTTAAATTTGAACCATCACCATCAAAATATGCTGCTGATACTGTTCCACTAAATACGCCACCTGCTCCAAAGACTGAAGTTCCTACACATACTGCTCCACTAAACTCAGCAGCTACACCTGAGACTTTAGTAGTAAATGAACCTGTAGCTGCTACAAGATTAGTTGTACTTAAACAAGCAGCAACATTTACACTATCAGTAAAGACACCTGTTTGAGCAACTATAGCTGTTGCACATACAGTTGCTCCTATCGTATCTAATGCATATACACTAACTGAATCACATAAAAATCCTCTAGTAATACTTGGTGCTACAACTATCCCCGTTCCACTTGCAGTTTTGAAAGTGATTGTTGAATCATCTTGTCTTATACTTTTATCTTTAATGAAATAAAATTTACTTACAGCAGGAGCAATAAGATTTACATCTGAACTTACCGTTCCAACAATTTCAATCATTGGAGAACGAGACTGATCTGTAGCTCCACTATTAACAGTAAGAGTATAATCAGCAGAAGAAAGAGTTACTGAAGTATAAGCACCAACTGCATCATCTATTAATTGAATGACATTAGTATTAAGAATGTCACCCCAACTATTAGGATTTTCACCGTCTGTCTGTAGCTCTAATTTAATTCTAGTTGTATAAGTTGAAGCCATTTTTATTCTCCTACAATTTCTTCTTTCTCTGTATTGTTTTGTATATGTCTAGTTAAAGCCATAATTTTAGCATTAGCTTTTGCTAATAAGAAACTTAAATCTGATAACTGTTGTCTTAATGTTATTATAAGATCATTTGGATTATCCTCTATCATAATGGTTTATAACCATTAGCAGCCATCCAAGTCGCTACATCTGAGTTACTGTATACTTCTCCTAAATCATCACATGAAATATCAGCCCGTGTTGCATAAGCCTCTATAAACGTAGAGGGATCACCCTGAACATTTCCGTACTGATATGACGCATAAATAGTTTCTCTGGAAGGATTCTGAACAAATTTTAACCCTCTTTGAGCAACTTTATAGATTGTTACAGTACCATCAACGGTAACTTCAAGATCTGAAGTTGAACCGTCTGGATTAATATTTTCGTAAATATGTGACATTTATTTTCTCCTGTTAAAATTTCTATTATTCAACCTGAATACCTACAGCGCCAACAGTGTATGTACCAGAAGCCACCAGACAGCTTAAATCATTATTTATACTGCTGTATGTTCTTGCAGAAGGACTATTTTGCCCAGAGGCACTAACAACTACGGGGGAAGTAGAATTACCACAAAACAGAACAAGATCAATGAAGCGTTTTGATCCTTCTTGACCACTAACAATTGCAAACATAGCGGAATTACTGGTTGTTAACGTACATACAACTACGGCACCAGTAGAAACAGAACATCTTCGGGTTCTGAACTTTGAATTGCCTCCACCCTGCTCCATCGCAAAATTCGTATATGTAGTATCAATAGCATAGCCAGACATAACTGCAAGTTTACCAGTAGAACCCCCGCCTATTCCTACAGTATCTAAACCTGCATTGCAGTGAAATAATTCTATATCGGTATCACCTTCAATTCTAAAATCGTGATCCCCACCTCCATCATTAAATACTGTTTTGGTACCTGTAAAATACATCCTGTTCACGCCTTCAAAGATGTACTGCCAAGCCGGTGTACCGTGATCATATTGGATTTGTCCAGCGGTAGCGGAACCGGGATCACCAAACATAATGTATCCGTGTTTATCAGCAGGTGTTAAAATCGAAACACCACCATGATCATTGTTCTCAATAACCAGTTCATCTGCCAGTGCAGAGGCTGAAATACTTCCTGCGCTGGCCCTGTGTAAATGCAAAAGTCCATCAGATGTCGTTAGGCCGTTTGAACCATCTATAAGAACTTCATTATTCCCACCATCAACAAAAAACATGTACTGGTTTGCATCGCTCTCAACTCGGAAATCTAGATCTATACCACCGTTATTCAAAACAATTTCAGTACCTGTCGTTCCCAACTCCGCAACTTCAACACCTCCAGCACTAATATTAAGTTTATCTGCCTCACTAAAGAAAATACCTGTGTCCGTATCTCCTGTATTTGTAAATGAAGGAGTTCCTACTGCACCATCTGCAAAGGTAGCTACTGTAACTACGGCCAACTGATTTACTGTAAAACTTGCAACAGATGTTGCACCTGTTACACCTGTTAGATTTGCTCCTCCACCATAAAACTCTGCTGCACATACATTACCACTAAACTCACTCGCTACACCTGAAACTTTTGTAGTAAAAGATCCAGTAGCTGCAACAAGATTAGTTGCACTAATACAAGCTGAAAACGAACCAATAGCTCCATCTATATCTCCAGTAACATTACCAGTTAAAGCACCATCAAAGGTAGCTGCACAAACTGTTCCACTAAACTCACCTGCTACACCTGAAACTTTAGTAGTAAATGAACCATGAGGTGCTACCAATGAAGTAATAGAAGCTGCTGTTACCACACCCAAAGTATTAATAGTCATTGCTGCCACTGATGTTGGATGAGTTATACCTGTTATATTTGCACCACCTCCATAAAATTCAGCAGCACAAACATTACCACTAAATTCAGCAGCTACTCCTGATACTTTTGTAGTAAAACTTCCTGTAGCTGCAACAAGATTAGTTGCACTAATACAAGCTGAAAACGAACCAATAGCTCCATCTATATCCCCAGTAACATCACCTGTTAAAGCACCATCAAATGTTGCAGCACACACAGTACCACTAAACTCACCTGCTACACCTGATACCTTTGTAGTAAAAGATCCAGTAGCAGCGACTAAATTAGTTGCACTTATACATGCACTAAATGATCCTGTTGCACCATCAATATCTCCTGTTACATCACCAGTTAAAGCACCATCAAATGTTGCAGCACAAACTGTTCCACTAAACTCACCTGCTACACCTGATACCTTTGTAGTAAAAGATCCAGTAGCAGCTACTAAATTAGTAGCACTAATACAAGCTGAAACATTAATCTTATTTACTTTAAGATTACCTATCGAAAAGTCTCCACTTACACTCAGTTCTCCTGCAACTGCAACTTTACCTGTTGCTATCTGTAATGCAGAGTTTGTACCATCACCACTTTGTACAGTCTGAAGTGTAGTAGATACACCAGTATTAGTTGATACACCTATTTTTAAAAGTTGCTTATAAGTGCTTGCTATTTGTTTTCCTGTTAATTCTGTCATATCAAATTCCAATAATTTGTTTCATCTTCCCAATTAGAAGTAACTTGTTCCCATAAAAGATTTTGTCCACCTGGAAAAGGTTCAGGTCTAGGATTGGGAATATTAGGATTATCCCTTACATCTGGAACCTTATTTTGTGGGTTATTTTTTAAATCAAACGCTCCTTCAAAATCTTGTGGACATACTAACAATCCATAGCTGTTCATCTGCATTACAGAATGCTTGTATCTCCAACCACATATATCACATATTGCCCATGAGTTTTTTCCACTTGCCATTTTAATACCATCTTAATCTTGGTCTAATATACATACTTGATCTTTGTCTATTCTCTTCCATTGCTCGCTGTAACAATTCTTCATAATTTTGTTTAAGCATGGCAATTCTATTATCAGGAACTCCTGGTCGTTTCATACCCAAATAATAAGACAAACCACAAGTGAGAGGAGGTAGAAAATACTTAGGTATATCTGCATTCTGAATGGCCGATTGATTAACATCTTCAAGCTCACGAATTGTTTCTATTTTTAAAATATCAGTTGTATTTTCAGGAATAGGCCATAATGAAATAATAGGATTATCTCTATTTCTTTGAATAGTCCATTGACTAGCTCTTCCTGTTTGTGACTTTCTAGGCACAAGTAAGTATTCTTCAAACGTAATTCTCTGGGCCTGTAAATCAACATTGTCTCGATTTACTACCAACTCCATTACGTCCAAAATATTTGAACTAAGATCATAACTTGTAACACTGGTAGAAACAGTCACGAGTGTAACTGCTGTTGTCCATAACATAATACCACGGTTCTGCCAATCCTTTAACATAAGATTAATAGAACGTCTAGCTGAAGCTGGTTCATGGCCTAATATCTGCTCACCACCAACCATCTCTGAAGCTTCTTGGATTACCTCATCAATATCCAGATTAAAGTTAAATGTACCTGAAACTGCCATTTAATTTACCTACACGTTAATCCTACCACCGCCCCTTGGTTTAGCAGCGGTACTTCCATAAGCACCATAGGACTCATCTCGTCTAGCTTTTCGTTTAGAAGCTGGACCTGCACCAAGTCTAGCTGCTACTGATTCATCTTTTCGAGCAGTATATCCCTCTGGCTTTCTGGTTTTCTTTGCAACAGTTTTCCTCTTTTTTTTAGGAGCAACCGCACTATTTCGATTCTCCATATTTGCTATACTCATTGAAACTCTACCTGCCATTTTAGATTCCTTTCTTTTTTATAAATATTATTAGGTATTAAGCTGTACTTTTCAACTTAAACCTGACCTCCTTCTTTATAACCTTCTATTACTTTACCACCACTATTTCGTGGTCTAGCTTTTCCCCATCCCTGTGGTTTACTAATTTTACCACCACCACTTCTTTTAGCAACCTTACCACCATGAGATCTGGTTTCAGGTTTAGATCTTACAGGAAGAGGAGGATTTTTAGGTATCTTAATAACTTGCCCAGCCTTAATCTTATCCTTATCTTTAATAGAAGGATTAGCTCTCATCAAGTCTCTAACAGTAACACCATGCTCCATTGCAATCTCTGAAAGAGTATCACCCTTTTTAATCTTATAACTTTTTTTAGAAGCTGCTTTAGTAGGAGATGGTCCTGTATCGCCAGAATCAAGAGCTTCTTTAATTCCTACACCTGCACCAACTGCACCTGCACCTACACCTGCACCCTTTAATGCTGATCTACGTCTAGCTACTTGTGAAATAGGGTTTGCAAGTGTTCTTTCTTTATTAGCTAAAGTATTTACATTACTTGGTTTTCCTTCTCTCACACTTCTTTTACTAGGTCTAACTTGTTCATAATCTAAAGGCTTTGTTATATCTTTCCATTTCATACGTTTTCCTGTTCCAGCCTTTTTTCCTTTTGTTATATCTTTCCATTTCATACGTTTTCCTGTTCCAGCCTTTTTTCCTATAGCCTTTGCGAATGCTGATCCTATTGACATAATAATTTCTCCTCCTTAACCCTTTTTTCTATTCTTAGCTATTTTTTTAAAAGTTTTGGCTAGAACTCTAGCCCGACCCTTACACCCAGGTTTTGTTATAGGCGTACACTTACCTTTAGTACCACGTTTCTTAATAGACTTATTAACTTTCTGTATCCACTTCTTATCTTTCTTCTTCTTCTTCTTAGCCATCTTAATCTCCTTGGGAATACTAGCTCGTGAAACAGCCATTAAACCTGACCACCTTTTTTATAGCCTTTAATAATTTTATTACTACCTACCATACCACCACCACGTTTATTAACTTTCGGTGGCGGCATTCCTCTTAAAGACAAGGGTGCGCCAGCTAAGTCTTGTATCCATCTTGGCATATGCTGCATAGGATAATTTGACCAGTCATCATTACTATCAAAAAAATCAGCTTTTGCATCATTCATTTTAGATTTTATTTCTGATATTCTTTTTTTAGAAACACTGTCTCCCTTTACAGCATTGCGTTTTTCTTCTTTCGCTAGTTCTTTTGCTAATGTTTTATATGTACCGCTAAACTTAGATACGGCTCCTTTTTTAGTAGCCATTCCTTCTATTTTTGGTTTATCCGTCATTTTAATTACTCCCCTTGATTAATGGATTAAACCTGACCACCCTTTTTATAACCTTTAACTATTTTCTTACTACCTACTATTCCACCACCTCTTGCATATTTTGTCTTGATCTTACCACCCCTTTTCTTATTACGTCTATAGGATGGATAATCTGGTATATCTTCTCCTGAAGAAATCCCCAATACAGCATCTCTTTGTGACTTAGATAACCTTTCTAGCATTTCTGATAAAGCAGGATCTATTTCTGGAAGATGACTAATTTGTTCACTCCTACTATCATGTTCAGATATTTCTTTATCTTTCAGAGCTTCATTTATTTGCTTTTGTAATGTTTTTAAATTTATTGGTCTTCTTGGCATTTCTAATTACTCCCCTTGATTAATGGATCGTCAGCACCTACAGGACTGAACGGTGTATTCATATCGTCTTGTCTAGTTCTTCTAGCTTGGTTACGCAAACCATCAATAGCTGCTGTATATTCACCTTGCCATGCAGGAATAACTGTAAAGCTTTTCATAAAAAAAGATGCTTCAATCATACTTGCGTAGAACAAAGCATCATAACAGAAATCACTATAATAATTATTTGGTGCAACTGAACTAAGTGAAGTTGGTCTATTGACATGTGCAATTTCCCCGTCCAAAGTTGAAACGGGAGTAGGTGCAATTAATACACTTGAATCAGTTCTTCTTGCATAATATTTTGGTGTACCTACTGAGGCACTTACATAGGGCCAGTAGTCATGGATAAACTCGTCTGTTCTTTGAAGCAGACTTGTTCTGTTTCCACTTACCATAACATTAAAGTTTTTAACAATCCTTGTTCCTGAAGGTAAGGACACATAAGGATTGTTTAATGAAACTGCAATTGAAGTAAAGGTCACAAGACCGTAATCATCTAAATCTCTTGTTAGACGATTCTCAGCCTTATTAACGAATTTAGCAATTGCAGTTAAAAATTCAGAGGAGTCATCTTCAGCAGTGTTTTTTATATCGTCAACCAGATAAGTAAAATCAGCCATTTTCAGGCTCCTTTATCCGTAGAATACAGTAATTGCCGTTGTTGAAGCAGCGGCTGAAACTTTTACAACTCCTCTAACTCTGGGTCCAATATCGCCCAGATAAATATCTGTTGGGGAACCAGCTTCATCAGTCCACTTCATTGCAGTACCTGCCGCTCCTGTATGAGCCGGATCAGACACAATTTGTTTTTCACCTGTAATCTGGTTACTTCCGCTTGCTACTCCATTTGAATGAATAGAATAAATTCTAATAAAATCGTCTACTCCGTTTGAACTGTTTAAAGTTACTGAAGTAGTAATATCTACCAGAAGACCACTTCCAGTACCGCCAGCATCTACCATAGCTGTTTTAATATTTGAGGCCATAGATTATACTCCTTAATATATAAAATAGAGTGGAGGAAGAGAATTAAATCCCTTCCTCCAGACTATATAACACCTCTTAACCAGAGTTACCAAAGTAACCTCTCCAGTCAGACCAACCAAAGCTGTAACGCTCACGGGCCTTAAACCGAAGATTACCAGTATCAAAGTCAGGCTCCATCTTCGTTTGAAGCGGAGTTCTGTTAAACATCTTGGCACCATTAGGAACATTAGTTCTAACGAACCAAGCATCGGTATCAGTGAACCTACGATTGACATAGACTCCCTTTGGAAGCATTGACATGCTCTGAATGGAGTTAACGTCATTCCAACCAGCAGGATTCGTAGCCGCAGAGCCAATGGCCCCTGACTCACCTGAAGCTGGTCTATAGGCAGAATTAAGAACTGCATTAGCAGTCGCCCAATTGTCAGCCGCCACATGCACAGACATGGGAGCGCCTCCAACAAGAATACCTCTATCGTCCTTAATCTTCTGAATAGTAGTTATAGCTGCTTCCAACGAGGAGAACGACAAATCTGCATCGCTCAAATCATTAGACTGGTTTCCGTCACCAACTGTTGGATGTGAAGCGGAAAACAAAGGTTGACCATCTCCACCCGCATATGTAACAGCGGTATTAAAACCATTATTAAAGATATCCGCAGCTTTAACTTGTTTAGTATTTGCCATTGAACGGGCAAGACCTTTAGCCCGCAACTTGGCAAACGTATCATAAAGGTTGTCTTCCATTGCTTCCTCAGTAATTGCAAATGCAAGAGCAATAGTCTCGTTAACATAACGAGCCGTATAACTCTCCTGTGCATTATCATAACTAATAGAAGCACCCTCACCCTTAACAGGTGCAGTACCAAACCCGGTAAACAAGACTTCCTCTTCAAAGGCTCTGTCTGAATTTTCTACTTCAAACAGATCTTTATATTGATTTTC